ATGAAATTTAAAAAATGTCTTCTGCCTGTAGCAATGTTAGCGTCATTCACTCTGGCAGGATGCCAGTCAAATGCTGACGATCATGCCGCCGATGTTTATCAAACCGATCAACTGAATACCAAACAAGAAACTAAAACCGTTAATATTATTTCCATTCTTCCCGCAAAAGTTGCCGTAGACAACTCCCAAAATAAACGGAACGCACAAGCCTTCGGCGCGCTTATTGGCGCAGTCGCTGGCGGTGTTATCGGCCACAACGTCGGTTCTGGCAGCAATTCCGGAACGACGGCAGGGGCAGTTGGCGGCGGAGCTGTAGGCGCGGCAGCGGGTTCTATGGTGAATGATAAAACCTTAGTGGAAGGTGTTTCTTTAACGTATAAGGAAGGCACCAAAGTGTATACCTCCACCCAGGTGGGTAAAGAGTGCCAGTTTACGACAGGTTTAGCCGTTGTTATTACCACGACGTATAACGAAACGCGTATTCAGCCAAATACTAAATGTCCTGAAAAGAGCTAATAATCAGGAGGAGTCATGAAGAAAGTTTTTCTTTGCGCCATCTTGGCCTCCTTAAGCTATCCGGCTATCGCCTCATCATTGCAGGATCAACTCTCGGCTGTCGCAGAAGCGGAACAGCAAGGTAAAAATGAAGAGCAAAAGCAGCATGACGAATGGGTCGCGGAGCGCAACAGGGAAATCCAGCAAGAGAAGCAACGTCGCGCAAATGCCCAGGCCGCCGCTAACAAAAGAGCGGCAACGGCAGCAGCAAATAAGAAAGCTCGTCAGGATAAACTGGACGCCGAAGCCTCTGCGGACAAAAAACGCGATCAAAGTTATGAAGATGAGCTACGCAGCTTAGAGATTCAGAAACAAAAACTGGCGCTGGCAAAAGAAGAAGCCCGCGTTAAGCGAGAAAACGAATTTATCGATCAGGAACTGAAGCACAAAGCTGCGCAAACCGATGTGGTGCAATCTGAAGCTGACGCCAACAGAAATATGACTGAAGGCGGTCGCGATCTGATGAAAAGCGTGGGCAAAGCAGAAGAGAACAAATCGGACAGCTGGTTTAATTAATCGATGTTAGTAACTTCAAGCCTATGATTCTTGAAGATAAAAAACCCTCTGTAGTAACAGAGGGTTTTGTTCATTCATAGTGCAGGGATTAAAATCATCCCACTCAATTATTTACGACAATCATAACCAATTGAGTGATAACATTTTTCCAAAACTTCATTTTTCTAGTACCGTTTTATATACCGTCACCGGAAATCAGTACCATGAAAAATGCCATGCTATCTGGTCAGGGTGTCGTACTGTTTTTCGCAGACTCTTCCGGCTTCGGCTGCCCGGTCAGCATACTCTGCCAGTTGTCTGTTTCTCTCGAGAGATTTGCTGAGCACGTCGGCAAGCAAAACTCCGGTGTCTGCGGCTGACGTCCCAGCGCCGACAATGGCGTTATACTGCCTGAGCTGCTCACGGATGGCAAAGAGTTGTTGCTGCAACCGGCCAGCGCGAGCGGCAGCATCAAGAGCATCATTGCGCGCCTGGTCGATCCTCTGCTGCGCTTCACGTTCATTTATCGATTTCTCCTGTTCGTAGTGCTGACGAACTCTCTCATCTTCGGTTTTGCGGTCTTCTTTCGCCTGTGCATACCCGGCGTCGTACTGACGACTGCCGTGCACATTCCAGGCAATAACTCCTGATATGACCAGAACAGCAAGCACCGCCATGATAATCAACTGTTTACGGTATGCTTTTACGAATGCCCAGATCATACGGCCAGCACCTTACTGGCAGTAACGTACCGCGCGCGCCGGTCGTCGATGCCGTTCCGGCCACCATTGATAATCAGAGTTACACGTGCAATATCTCCGGGATACTTCATGCAGCCTTTGCTGGAGAAGAACCACGCCGCGCTACGAGCCGCGTATTCGTCCTGCGTCAACAGCTCAGGATTCTCCAGCAGGTCCACTTTTAGACCGTTTCCGCAGTCACGATAGTTATTCAAACCGGTAATCTGGATAAGCCCGCGCCCACGGTAATTCCAGCCATCGCCGGGAGCATTGTTACCCATGCGTTTGCTGTATACCAGATTTGCGATCGCGCGCTGGCGCTCAAGTGGCAATGGTGGTTCACCAGCACGGCGACCCAGTGCATTAGCCTGCCCCTGAGTGAGACGCCCAGCCCGAACGAAGTTAGCTAGACCGCTGACACTGTAGTTGAAATTCTCCTGCAACCTGGTGAAACCACCAGACTCATGCCCGACCTGAGCAATAAACATTGCCTGATCTTCGGTTTTGCTGATACCAAACTCTTTCATCGCAGAAGTTATATGCGAGAACCAGCGTGCGGCCAGCGCCTCGCTAATACCAGCAGCTCGATAGAATTGTTTAATCTCCATGTTTAGACCTCGTTATTTTAAAAATCTGCACGACGTTACCGCGCGTTTTAATAACCGCAGCAAGCATGACAGCGTTGATAATGACCTCAGATAAATCCACAGCTATTGGCGTACGTAACCAGATTGCATAGACGACACGAACAGGAATACTAGCTGCAGCAACAATCAGGAAATAAGCAATCCACCCACCCCATCTTCGGTGTTGAGATCCGTTACGCTTGAAAGTGACAACGCGAATTGCTATGCCAGTACAAATAACTGCATTGGTGATAAGTAAAAAAAGGTCATGCGTTACCATCGTCTTTTCTCCCCGGAATTAACTCGCGTGGATTATCGGAACGGTGATAGAGCCATATACCAATACGAACGGCGACAATTGCCGACACGAACGCACCTGCAGAAAATACAATCCCTTTCTCGAATGAGTCCTGCGTGATGGTTGGAATCAGGCTAGCTATGCCGATAAGAATTGATGCTGCCGGTTTGTAGAAAAGAAGGCCGCAGAGAAAGCTGAGCATCGACAGAAGAACACGACGACGGATTGGGTATTCTACTGCAGAGGTAACAAAAATTACCGCACCAGCTAAAGATCCCAAAGCGACCTCTGGAGGAACTCCCGCTATCACCGCAGCAAGAGAACTCACACTAAGCCACTGATTTAATGATTCACTTGTTAGACCAGCAGACATTGCAACCACCATTTACTGTTCATGACACCCCCTTAGTTGAGTGGGTATATCATACACAACAAACCATATATGGATAAACATAATTTAATTTTATGAATGGAAGAAAGAACAGGAGCAATTATCTATTAAGTGTTCAAAATTACATTATATATAATTAGGTGAGTTTAGATATATTTATTATATGCCATATATTGACTTATACCTTGAATTTATTTGGTGAGGATTCATCAGTAATAAAGAAAGTTTAAATAACAAAAAAACTTATTTTTATAACGCATTGAAAACAGGCAACCCCATCAATGTGGGGTTGCCTGTTTCAATCTTTGTACACCTAAAACGAACAAAAGAAAAAATACTCATGCACTCCTGACAGACTGCATCCCCCTATATTTTTTCCAACATCTTCTTATTGTTTTATTTATTGGCATTTCTATCAACTTGAATGATAGTATTGATGCAATAATAGAAACAAACAAAGATAAAACAACATACACCAACATATCGATAAAGTTGTCTTTTTCTACGCTCAATATTTTTGTTACTATTTGAATAATCATCCAGTGAAACATATAAAATGAAAAAGAAGCCTCGCCAAGCAAAACCATAAATCTATTTTTAAGAATTTTAGATAATATCCCACCATTAAAAGCAAAGGCAATAACTATAAATGCCATGCAAGGAATATATAGAACATCATACTTTATATTCATATATGTAATATAGTTTGTTGCTATATATACTGTCAAAAGCAATGACAATATTGCTGCAATTTCAATGATACTGCAAACAGTATTGTTAGGTCTTGCACTAGTATTAATAAATACTCTACAGAGCATCATCCCTATAATAAAATCACCAATTCTAAATGCTGGGTTTATATAAAACAACCAGTGCTGTGATATTGTTATGGGCGGGTTAATTAAGAAATAGAAATTAATCACAAGAACAAATAACAGAACACAGGCTAAATATTTTGTTTTTAGCCTTGTTAAGAAGCAGAATGAAACGTAGAAAAACATCTCACATGAGATACTCCATGAAACGGAGTTAAAAGAAAAATAATAATCCTGAATTGGGATAAATGACTGCACCAGAAACACATTTGAAATAAGCATTTCCTTACTAATACCATCACCCATCTTACCATGCATAAATATTAAAATAAAGCAAAGAAGAGCTACAATATGCACAGGAAATATTCTTGCTATTCTGTACACAATAAAATCTTTATTGCTGAATGCTTCTTTTTTTACATGATTTATGAAACTATAGTTTATAATAAAACCAGAAAGAATGTAGAAAAATGTCACACCTATGTAACCATTAAAAAAATACTTTGCCGCAGTATTAAACACACCAATTGATGATTGAGACAATAGCCCAAGGTGACTAACAAAAACACCAAGAGCTGCAAACATTCTCAACGATGTAAGACTTTGAATTATATTACCTTTATTATTCATAACTCTGCCGGAATGGTTGAAATTTCCGGCAGATTAGATTAACATATTAATTATGTCAATGTTTGTATAGTTAGAACTCCCTTACATCTGCACCAGAAGACGCACTCCACACCGAAGAAGGAGAGCCATTTACACCGATCAATCTTACCTTCAACCCATTACCACTTGCTTTTGGAGAAGTTAAATTTACAGCCGATGGATTTATTGCCCAATCACCACCATTCAATATGACACTCATTTCAACAACACCACCATTGTCAATATCAATTATAGGTGTTTGCACTACTGGACTTTGTTGGTCAATTGGTAGAAAGCCATTGACAATAATAGATGGGCGGAATGATGGGTTTCCCTGAACGCTAACACGCAATTGCCCCCCTTTAACAAATTCTGTTGCACAAGTATTCATGACAATGCAATACGGATTTACAAAATCAAATGCGTAGCAAGTTGATTCCCCATCCATTGGCGTGCAGTTTTCAGCTGTACAATTGGTCATGGTAGTATATTGCATCCCGGACATTCTAAATGACAACTGGTAACCATTAACTTGAACAAGGCGCATATCCATAGAAGTGCCAATTACTTTTATTTGACCATCCCTAAAATCTTCAAACAAAACTCCAGCATATCCTTTCCCTGGATATTGTGGGAAACCGACCATTTCCATTACGCCAGAGAACGGCACATAAGAGAAGCATCCGATATAAGCACATTCAAAAATTGACTGTCTGATAACTGGTGCTGCTGATTTTCCTAAAAACAGTCCGTAATAATTTCTATAAGAATCTACATTTTCTTGTGTTAAGCCAAGCCTTCTAAACATGCAGTTTTCAACTCTACCGTTAACACAAAATGAACTCATTGAGTTATCTGTTAGATCCCATTGCTTTGGTATAAAAGCACATAATGCATCCACCTGAAGAATTACTTCTCCATTTTTTGTGAGATCTATTTTGTCATTTGTTGTTTTATAAAAAACTGTCGCTTCAGCCTTTCCCTGTCCTCTAATTCCCATATTGTCATAAATTGGGATTGTTTTTGATGTATTTATGTTTCCAGCAGGAGCCTCTAGAATGCATTTGTTTGAGCGAGCAAAGTTAGTTGCAAGAGTTATAGCTGTTGCGTTATCTGTGACTCCGTCAGGTTTCACCCCCCAAAATTGCATGTCGTAAGTGGTAAAATTAATTCGTCTCCATACCATCGTTCCAGTTTCTGGATTGATTACAATTCCACCATCATCAGCCCACGCCTGAATGTTATCAACAGACTCGAAAAAGCCGCCACCAAGGTGGTTTTCAGCATGTGTAGTGCTAGCTGCTGATGCTACGTATACAATCTGCCCCGCCTCCTCCGGAACACAGGAGCGAAGCTCTGAAAGATTAAGGAAGCGCTCCAGCGCATTAAATCCTGTTTTATCAAGAAGCTCCTCCCGCATGCTATTCAGGCTATCAAGGGTTGCTTTAACCGTCTGTGACCCATAACCAACCAAGTCAGATCCAGTTGGCTTGGCTAGCTCGATCAATACGTCAGACGCAGACCCTGATGGAGGAAGCACAACAATAGGGTTACCATCGTTATCGAAAGCAGGCATCTTGTTTGCGCGGGAGGCAGCATCAGGAAGTTGCGGTATCTGCTCCTGAACGCGCAAAGTACACCCCAGGTTAGAACTGAGCTGTGTATCAACATAATTTTTAGTGGCTGCATCTTGGGGGGTTGAAGGATCGCGTAAGTTTCTGATGTAATTGTTAAGCGCATCATAATAATTTGCCACGAATGACGGCTTACGCAGCGCCAAGCTAAACCAACTTCGAACTTGCTGGATCAGCATCGTTAGCTTATCAAAAGCATCCTCATGCACTTCTGCAAAGAACTTACCCTGATTACGCAAATCAGTTTCCTGCGTAACCGGGAGCTCTCGTGATATAGAAATCTGATAACCGCTAACCAATTCCTTCGACAGAATTATATTGCCACCATTGTATCCTCCAGCCCCAGTAACTATGTAATCAGTGTCAAGAATCAGCTCTGTGATGTTCTCGTTCAGGTCAACAACCTGCACTACTAAATCAGATTTCTGGAAAATTCTGAAGGTATAAGGGAATGTCGTTGTAACACCGTTACCGGTGTATTCGTTGTGGTCAACTTCGGTTGAGACCGTCATGTTAAATCTCCAGATAGTCGCAGCACCCGTTGCGCCGCATATCCGGTTATTCTATTACCTGAAAAACCACATATGGATATATAATCCATAAATACGAACAGATATTACCTTTCAGGTGATTCGCAAAACGTGCTGGATAGCAAACAAATTATTTGATACTGTATATTTATACAGTTATTGCATGGAGAAGATAAGATGCAGCAGTATCACTATCCACTGGAAGACGGATTTACCGAAAGGATTCACACGCCGGGAGGCGTCAGGTCACTGGTGGAGGGATCGCACTTGATGAAATTACTCCGGGATCTCGATAAGGATGGATTTAATGTCGATGGCCCACTTGCCGAACTGACTGCACTGATTAACTACGTCACCAGCTCACAGATGTCTATGCGGGATCTGCAAACACATCTCGACTATTGTGCCGAACAATTACGAAAACAAACCAGATAAGGTTTGCAATTACCAAGTGGAGTGCTTATATTTACCTTTTCGGTAAATTTACATCGCACTCCTCTTGTGCCATAGTAATCGGGCACTGGCAAAATCCAGTGCCGGGATTGGCGTCCCGAGTTACTAAGTGGCGCATACCACGCCAGACGTGGTTTTTTTATGCGTTAAGCACAGCTATATCCGAATTATGGTGGGCTGGGCAGGGGTCCGAAAGGACGCCGGTACCACTTAGGCCGGTACGCCAACCTTGTCCAGTTCACCACCAGTAATTGGCGTTGCGGTGGTGATTAAAATTACTAAGTGGAGATAACCACCATGGCTAATGCTCAAACTGCCATCTTCAAATTTGAATCTGTTAACCCTATCCGTTCCATCATTATCAATGGCCAACCATGGTTTGTAGCCCAAGACGTTTGTAGTGCGCTGCGTATCCAAAACGTCACCCAAGCACTTGAAAAACTGGATGATGATGAAAGGTCTATGTTCAACATAGGGCATGAACATCGTGCAATTTTTGACAGCCGAGTAAAAGAGATCAACATCATCTCCGAGTCAGGCCTCTACACACTGATCCTCCGCTGCCGCGACGCAGTGACACCAGGCACTATCCCCTACCGCTTTCGTAAATGGGTTACAGGTGAGGTTCTTCCTCAGATCCGCCGCACCGGAAGTTACATTAAAAACTCGCTCCCGCAGGAAGAACGCATAAAGATGGTTGCCGACCAGGTAGCCAACGCCACGGCGTCAGCAGTGATGCAGGCGATGAAGATAGAGAACAAAACCTACAGCGCCCCGCTGAAGCCAGGCTACCGCAGCCTGATTCACTCGCCGTCTGGTGTTCTCGGCCTGACGGAGAACTCACTGCTGATGAATCTGCTGAACCAGTTACAGGAAGACGGGCACGACGTATCGGGCGCGGCGGCGGAGCTGACCACCATGTTCTGCTACATCGTCGGTGTGAGCAAATGCCTGCGTGATATCCAGACGCACGCGGAGTACATCAACGACAAAGCAGGGTTCTTCTGACGGGCGGTGGCACAGGGATGTGCTTCTGACATAATCATTTGCGGTGTGATGTAGATTCACGTAAGATTACCTTAAAGGTAAACCATGTGTTTACATGAGGAGGAGATATGGGATTTTGGTTCGCTCGTACAAAAACGAGGGATAATGCACCCAGCCCTCAGGCAAAAAATGCAGAAGTTCCGGCGTCAGCGCAGGTTAACAAGCGTGGTGGAGTGTATATCTCATCACAGCAAATTTCTGAGCTTCCTGAGGTTAAGGAGATGCGTCGTCTCGCTGCTGCAATTGTTAAACAGGATCTTGCCACTGTAAGGAAATAGTGTTGTTAGCTCTTCTAATTATCCCCATTCTGGTTAGTGGTTATATTATGATAACCGCTAACCAGTATCATTACTTCCGTTTATACCGACATGAAGGCCAGCTTCTTTATATGAAAGTAGCTGCATTAGGTACATATTGCCTTATTGCTTCAGTAATAATTGCAGCCGCTATAAAATATAAATGGCCTGATTTTCACCTAGTCCATGATATGGTGGAAACTTTTAATGTAACGTCAAAACCAGAAACAGATAGAATTTACATGTGGCTGCTTCTTCTGTCAGCTACATCCATTTGCTTCTCTTTGTGTTATGTATCTGCTGTTTGGGTAAAAAATGTTCTTTTTGGTTTTTTTTATAAACGTGATATTTATGAAGGAATATTAGAGGCAATGAAAGCCAGAGTATTGCGAAAAACATACTCACAAGGCTCTTTAGACTTGTTATTACTTGATGCAATCGAATCAGATCCAAAGAAACCAATGTTGATTACTTTATCATCAAATAAAGTATACGTTGGAATAATAAATGGTTCTGGTGAACCAACAGAAAATCAGGGGCCACACCAGCATATATCTTTTGTTCCTTTAATGTCAGGATACAGAAACAAAGAAAATTTATCAGTTACATTTACAAATGCTTATCCAGGTGAAATCCAAATTAAGCGCAGTGCTGCGATAAAAGGGATAAGTAAAAAGAAAGTTCAAGGTCTAGAAATTATGGTATCTATAGACGAAATAAGTCATATATCATGGTTTGACTTTGAAGTATATAAGGCAACAAATAATAAAGTAGAAACAAAGGGATATGTTGTCAATGTGACTAAAAATGGTCGCAACATATACCACAGAAGTGTCAGAAAATAATTTCACACATTATAGGTAGCCATATGGATAACACTATTATCGGCGCATTGATAGGTGCAGTTATTGCTATAGTTTCCACTTATATAAATGCAAGACAAGGATACAAAAACAGCATAAGATTAGAGCGCCAAAAAATATTAAGGGATAAACGCGAGCAATTATTTATAAATTGTATACTTGCTGAAAAAGTCATAGTTTCAAGCGAAATTACCATTCTCAATTTTGTAAAAAATGCCAGATACCACTCTGATAGTAAATTTGACGTATCAAGAGCGAATCCGTTGCAAACGATGGAAATGCTAATAAACATATACCTTCCTGAGTATAAAAAAGACTTACAAGAACTCAATAATGCGTATCAAGAATTTCACAAATACTACTCTAAATATACAACCCCGGATAACTTCAAAGATATGCCTTATAGTGAGAAGGTTAAGTTTATTTCTGAAGCTAACTCTTATGCAAAAAAGATATATGGCAAACTTAATGATATTAAGGTTAAGATATCATCTAATTCAATAGTATGACAGCGACACTGCTGCTGACGGCTCCCGCTGCGGCGGGCGTTCTGCGGATTCCCGCCCGGGCGGCGGTGGCATTCGTTAAAAACAAGGCCGCGAAAGCGGCCTGTGACATGTCACGATTTATAAAGATGACTGATATTTTACAACTCTGTTCATGGCATCTTTTTTCACCTAGCTGATATCAGTTCTTATTTTGGCTTCGTCATTACTGCTTATCATGCTATTAACTTTTTGCACTGACATGCCGTTTCTTTCAGCCATTGCACATACAGCAGCATCGTATGAAGAACTCGCTGCGATGGATATCACCTTGTTACACTCAAACACAGCACCTTCAGCAATATCAGATGCCGATGATGCTGGCTTGGTATAAGTCTTGACGTAGTGATCAATACAACTATCCTTCGCCGTCTTGGCAAGGGAAAAATCTATTTTAACTTTGTCGCAATATGCATTATCAACACCGTCATAAACATCATAGGATGTCGAGCAAGCAGATATCAAAAATACCGATAACAGCAATAATTCCTTCATTGTTGTTCCTTATTGAGGAGCGACATCCTGAGGTCGCCACCAGTATGTCTGGTTAAACTCTTTCTTCGAACGTTGCTCCATTTTACGCAAATAGCCTGGTGAAAAATACTCCTGCATCTGGTTAAAGATCATGTGATCGAGAGCCGCCTTCAAGTACCAGAGATTCGCACCAGGCATTAGACCCTTCCCCAGCTTAACCAGATCACCACCAGTCTGCTCATTCTTCCCTTCCACAGCATTTAGAGGTATGCCCTGAGCTATCTTCACTACGTCATCAACCAGACCAGCTACCGGGCCAAGCATCGACGCCAGCGCGCCGCTCCCGTACCTAGTGTGGTCAGAGAAAAGAAAATCACCGTACAACCCAGCCCCACCACCTTTTAAAAATGCATTTATCCAGAATTTAACCATGTGGTCACCGGTCATTTCCTTTGGATTTCTCCCATTAATAAGATCAGTAATCTGCATGGAAAGAGCACCAAGCATGGTTGTGCTTGCTAAAAACGTTGCTATATATGCTGCACGCCCACCAGCAGACGGCATACCCATAGCGCGTGACCAGTGACGCATAACAACCGAGATAGGGAACGATTTAAACAGGAAAACACTTCTCGTTAATTCACCTTTCCATGTTCCACGCTGAAGACCAGACCCTACGAACATCTGTTCACGTGCGCCCGGTGTAATAACAGCCATATCAACTTCTTCAGTTACGGCACCGAGCAGTTTACGCATTGCCTCAAATTTCACGCGTTCAGGCTCACCAAGATGTTTAACTGCTGAATCAGGGATACGCATAATGCTTTCCGGTGTCAGCATCGTATTATTACCGTTCCCCCAGTCCTCCTGTTGCGCCAACTTCCATACGCTCCAGTCTGTGTCAGTAATCCCTTTGCTTTTCAGGATACGAAAATCAGAGTCATCGAGGCTACGAAGGTCTGGTGTCCGTGACACTACTTCTCCCAGGCTTCCCATCATGGTTACGCCATAGGCGCGCTTGTGCGCATCTGACCATGCTGTAAGCCCACTGGCACGCATTACCGCCGTTGCCGCCCAACGAGACACTGACGGCCCCATATTATCCATCGCCCAGCGGTTAACGCTGCCAAGTAGAGATTCCATCGCCAGACCAGCGCGGCGCGCCCGCGCAAGTTCTGTACGGTTCGTTGGGTCCATAGCTTCAAGCTGGTTGCGGAATAACTGGTTCATTGGAAGGTTGGTAACCTTCGCAGACAGATACATGGTTCCAAGATCAGAGAACGATGACAGCAACGCGGATCCGAGTCTGCTGGCAACCAGCCAGTTGCGGATATTGTCAGACCATCGCGCGATGTGCGGATTCGCTACAGGCTGTGTCTTTCCAGAAATAAAGTTGTACAGATTCTCTGTGTTGTTCGCCAGCCGCTCGACTTTACCGGTTTTACTCGGGTTAGCTGTTGCCGTTTCTGCCTTAACCTGATCAAGAAGGGAGCGGAAAACATGATCGGGGTTTGGGCCATATGTTTCCACCAGTGCAATATCTTTACTGATACCTTCCAGGTGACCGACCATGATTTCCCATAGAGAGCGATCGCCATAAAGTTGCTGATATTGCAGATAGGAATCTGCATCTTTGAAATGTATCTGTCGTGATGCATTACCACGGTTAGCACGTGCGCCGGAAATTCGCATTCCGGTATCAGTAAGCTTATTCAGCCCACCAGTAGCGATCGTGTTATAAGCCTCTCCAAGAAATGCAGACAACTCGGCATCGTTCATCAGTTGTCCATCGGCTCGGGTATAATATTTGCGATCCAGCTTACCTATAACATCGCTAACCCACTTATCCTTTGATACCGCCCCAACCTTTTCCATAGAATGATGTTGAGGGATCCCCCAGTTTTCGAGATAGCCAATGTCCCCACCAGCATCATTAAACCGGCGGCGCAGCAGCTCTGTAACTTCTCTCCACGCCTTAGCACCTTTTCTTGCTTTAGCATTGCCAGTATTTTGCCCCCGCATTTCATATACCAGGTCACGTACGCCCGCTTCATCTTCAAACAGACCAAAAAAGCGAGGATCAACTGCTTCGAATGCCTCCTGCAATTGACTCAATGCATAATCACGGGTGGCTTTTGTTCTGGATTCAACAGAGAGGAAATTAGATTTACCGTCTGCATTAAAAGCTATAGTACGGTTAAGAGCGCCAAGCTTCCCATCAGCCCCTTGATAGCTATTGATAAATTTATCCAATCTCTGACGCGCGGCTATAGTGAGAGCCACACGACGTTTCTTTAATGCCGCTTCTCGCTGTAATTCTTCAGATGCCAATTGTGCTGCTCGATATAGCCGCTCTGATTCGGAAAGTTGTCGCCACGACATCGGGTCATCACGAGCAATGGAGCGCATATTTCGATAAATGCGGTCTTCAATGTTCTGTATTTCTCGCGCCGTTAACGTGCGCTGCGCCGCCTGCTGGACCGCTTGTATACATTCCTGTCTCATTTAATTTAACCTCTCAAGAAACACGCCACAGCGACATCAAACAGGCTGGAATCCTGTATTGCCTGCTCACTTTCCCTGTTCGCTTCATCCAGTACTTCACGCGCACTGCGCGATTGTGGATTACCATCATCATCCAGCACGGTGATTATCATGTCAGGTGATTCAAGCAGCGAGTCTTCAGCTATGCGCAGATCAATATCTCCTGCCTGATCTGACATCATTTTTTGTTCTGCCTGTTGCAATATTTTATCAGGCTCAAAAGGAGCTACTTCGTCTGGCGTTCTGACTTCTGCTGTTTTATAGAATGAAACAGCCTGAGCATTAAGTTCACTTTCTGCCTGCTGTCGCCGTGCCAGTTCTGCTCGAGCTTCAAAAAACTGACCGCCAGGCTCATGCGGTGCCAACGCGTTACGGGAAAATTCCAGGCGTTCTTGTGCCTGCCGGATTCGTTGGTCAATATCGCGAAGTATGGCCTGTTTATCTGATCGAGCACGAGATAAAGCCTTACCGCTACCGGTTGACTCTTCTGCAAGAATTTGTGCGCGCTGTTCAGTGAGATTTTCAATAATTCGTTGGCTATTAGCGATTTCAGACTGGTAAACCTGTCTATCGCCACGTGGCAAAAGCTGCGCGGCCTGTTCTTCAAGCAACCGATTTTCTATAGCGCGCGCCGTTACTCCATCATCTACAGATGACAGAGCCTCATTAACTGCCTGAGACAGCAGACTCTTGCGCCCAGGAATTTCACTGAAAGATGCAGACTCAACAATGCTGGCAACGTCTACAGGTCTCCCCTGGCTAACATCAGACATAGCTTTTCGCAGAGCCTGAATGTGAGAATTGCGCGAAAGCACGTTGATCGGCACGCCGGGAGCAATATCAATTTCAGCATGATGAGCGGCATTCGCCGCCAGTGCAGCATCGATATCAACTGGTGAAAAATTTGGTGCGTTTGTAGACTCGCCGCGAGAGTTAATAAATCTGCCGACACCACCAAACGCCACCCCAAGAACAGCATCAATAGCAATTGCCTGTCGATCCAACACATCATACTGGTTAGCCATTTCGCTATAGCCACCATCACGAAGCGTTTTTGCAGTAAGCCCACGCTGTGCCATACCGAACGCAATATTTGTACCTGCGGCATAGGCAATATCTGGCGTTGCACGTACTGCTGTTGCTGCGGCGCGTCGCACTGAACTCTCACCCGCCCGCGCAAGCTGAGCCGCCACACCTTCCGCCAGCGCACCACCAGCACGTAACCCGAGGCTCATAGGGATCAGTGTTCCGGCACCAGCAGTAATGCCCTGCACTAATCCCGCTTCCTGCGCCGTCCTGAAATCAACACCCTGTGCTGTCAGCCGTTCAAACTCAGAAAAACCCTGTAGCGAAGTTACCGCCGCTGCACCTCCGACAGGACCACCGAACGTTGTACCGACAACAGCCTGCCCGCCCATATCGAACAACCCATAAAGAACCTGACCGGCGGTTCCGGTTGTCGCGGCATCAGGCGTCAGCCGCTTAACCTGCTGCTCTGCTAGTTTTCTCTGCTCGGCAATGTATGAAACTGAAGTATCATTGAGCGAGGTGTTTTCGTTAATAAACTGAGCAATCGGGGATACGATTTTATCCATCCCTGCCCATAGCAACTGATCTGGCTTTGCCACCAGCCCGGAGTACAAACCAGACAATGCCGCTCCTACAGCATTGTCGAAAAAACCAACATCGCTGTTAAAGCCCGCTGGATTTGATGCTGCTTCGTCAAGTTGCTGATTCTGGTTTACTGGATTAAGGCCAAAGTAACTCATTGCGGAATATCTCCGGAGAATCTCTGACGCTTCTGTGTCAGATCAAGAACAACAGGAGAACCATCATCTTTCAGCAGATAACCAGTACCAAGTTTCACCAGGTACTGACTATCGCCGTAACTTTGCAAACCATACTGACCAGGCGGTGTTTTTATCCCGGTGCCGACAACTTGTTCATTCCAAGCCTGATTAACCTGCTTATCGAATTGCTCTGCAGACATTCCCCACGGCAAAAGGACATTCCCCATTCCGTTATAGTCATGCACGCCACCTGTAGCTACGTTAACAGCCTGTTTCCAGATATCAGTGTCAATTTCGCCTGATATCACGCCTTTTTTCGCCATCACACCAGCGTAATAGTCCTTTGCGATCTCGTATGCCATTGATGCCCCCTGAGCATCACCAGCAAATGCATCCTTCACCATGTCAGAAAACTCAAGGCGAAGATCAGCATCTTTAGGCATCGGAATACCTTTCGCATCATCAGTACCTTTACGAGCCGCCGCGCCAGCAAGAATTGTCTGCGCAGCGGTTTCAGGAGACACGGAAACATCCGGATTAAACCAGTTTTTTTCTGCCAAAATACCACCAGGCTTGTCCATCAGTATCCCGGCAACGGCAGCAGATGGAGCGTTGGCACTGATCTGCTGTAGTGCTGACATATACACCTGCCCACCACCAGTGCTCTGCCTGATGGTATCGAGATATGCTGCCTGTTGGGAAACTGGAGCATCACGAAAGAAAACACCGATCTGATTGGCCTCGTCTTTGGAAAAGAACGTCAGTGGAGTGCCATATGACTTAGCAAGGTCACTGACCTGAGCGGCACGCAAGGCAACGCTCTGTCCAAAGTTATCCTTATTGCTCATGTCGATAGGCTTTGCCTGTCCGGAGGCAAGAGAGAACTGCACAGGATCCGACTGCCGCTGCTTTATCACCTGATTTGCAGCCGAAACAACGTTGTCATAAAGAGCTGCACGAGACGCATAACCCTCCCCTGTCTCACCAGTATCCGGACGTAATTGCTCAACATATGCGGTAATGCTGCTTGTCGGCATGTTGCGGAAAGAGCCTATATACTGTCCGGCGATCTGCGTATTTCTGAACTCGGTATATCGCAGGTTTCCTTCTCTGACGCCATAAGCTGCAATAAAATCAGCCTCACCAGGTGGATTAGGAAATTCAACGCCACGCATATACGCAGCCGTCGCATCGCGAACCTGGCTGTCAATCATCGTTTTATATTCAGCCTGCTGCTGCCGACGCAGTTGATCCGCCTGTCGCATAAAACTTGCCTGCGCCTCAGGAGATGCCGCATCGAATGCTGCATTACCGGTATAGCGTTTGGTGTTGGTTGGAATTGTTGATAAACCAAGTGCTGCACTGACACCAGCAGTTAACTGCTGATCACTGTATGGCTGACTACCGTTCTCATGATGGATAATGGCTGCACAAAGCGCCTTCAGGGTATCAGGATTTGATGCATCGAGAGGCTCATCAGCAGAAACGCCAAGTTGTTCGCACACTGCTTTGATATACGACATAGTGTCATTTTTATCAGTAGGCGGTGCCCAGCGATTAATTATCTCGCTGACGGTATCGATACCCTGCCGCTGATACGACATCAGGTTACGCCCTAATGCACGAATCCCGTGCTCAGGTGTTTCGAATTTAGCAAATCGACCATCATCACCGGTCTGGCCTACCCACGGATTAGTTTTGCTGTATTCGAGATTTCCTGGGTTATTGTTGCGTATGCCACGGGCACGCTCGGAAGAGTCATTATCTGCTACAGCACGGCGAGCTCCAGCAGCAGTATCACTTAACTCGCCATTACTTTGGATGAATGCGGTCGCATTGTTTGCCGACCACTGGGACAATGCGGCATCAGCAACCTTCTCTTTAAACTCGATTTTCTTGGCCTGGATTTGCTCGTCGCTCCAGCCATGCGCAATGCCGTAATCCTCAATTTGCTGGAAAGTTTGCTTATTAGCCAATACGTATGCGGCGTTGTCGCCATACAATGCTGCGGCATTTTTACCATTGTTCAGCAGCGTCGCCTGAAACTGGCCTTCTTCGTAGGCATTTATTTGCCCTATCTCGTGCCGCCCGGCCTGCGTAGTGAACTGAATGCGCTGCTGCTGAGCCTGCTGCATGAAAGCATTACGAGCCTGTTCATCCGGCAGCGACATAGCCAGTTGTTCGACCTTGGCATCAAACTGCTGCGTATACTCATGGCCTTTTCCAATAGCATTTTTCCCTTTCAGGTTAAGCAAACCTGTTTCAGGGTTATTCAGCAGATCGCTGCTTATCTGACTGAGGTTAAGAGATGCCTCCTGAGCCAGAGCGATATTGGCACGCTGTTTTGCCTGCCCCAAAACATCAATTGCCTCTGTCCCTGCCCGAACAAAAGCATCACCAATACCTGGCTGAGAAAACGTCTGCAAGCCTGCTGACTGAACTCCACGATTCTCAACCTGACGTCCTGATACTGTTGGTACGACTGGCATTATAATCCTCCGGGTAATCTGGTTCCTGCTGCTGCCCCGATTGGCGCAGGGGTGCTTTGAGTAAACGGACTCCACGTCCCACCAAACATCTGGTACGCACCGTATGCCTTCAGAGGCGCAGTGAGCAATGTTGTTGCTGCTCCCACATTCCCCTGTTTACGGGCTGAACTGGCTTCTGCTTTATAGTTGGCAGCCTGAACCTGATAACCGTAAGCCTCGCGTTGCGCGTTATTCACCGTCGTCAGAGAATCAAGAGCGCCAAACTGGGCAGCGTCGCCAAATATATCCAGCGCATTACCGGTAGATAAATCAGCGCCGGTCGCCCCCATTGTCGCCGCCTGTGTACCAAGCCGCTGTCGGGTCTCTCTGCGCCGTTGCTCAGCTTCAGCGTTACCCCTGTTTATTGCATCATTTGCCTGAGCAGTGGCTATATCTGCGTTCGCTTCTGCAACCTTCGAGGCATATTTTCCCTGTTGGTACTGGGTGTATGCCTGAATGCCACTCATGGCGAGCATTGCGCCACCAGCAATAACCGGATCGCACATTATTTTCTCTCCATGTGAAATCTGTGGAAATTAAGACCAAGAGCACCATAAGGCGCGGCTTCTTCAAGCCTGAATCCAAGCCAGTGCAACCATGCTTTGGCAACATGGTTTCGCTCGTCGACGTAGTTTTCCAGGCGCGGATAAACTGCCAGCATCTGCTGCAATACAGGTCGGCAGTGGCGAAGAAATGTCTTCTGATATTTTTCAATACGGCTGGTCCCGACAAGCCAGGGCGTACCATTGCCACCGATCATTGACGCCGGAGATACGCCAAACATGGTTACCAGTTCTCCGTTCGCGAACCCTGACCAGGCCATAGTCGCAGTGCGCAGACCAACACGCAGCGCATCTTCGGTAGTCATCAGCGATACCGCATACAGTTCGTCAATATCAGCCTGACGAACATCCGGCAAAATCATCTGAAGATGCTCTTCGGTAGCGGGAATAATTTGAACATCGATCATCAGAATCCCCCAACAGTAAGGCGAGGAATAACGGCAAGAACAGACAGCGGCAACGGGTCAAGCTGACGGATTTTTACACGTCCGTTTTTGCCCCAGTTACTGTCCAGTTTCACTTCTACTTTTCCGGTAGCATCATCAACAGGATCATCGTAGAACTCGAATTCTCGCTGTGGATATTCGTACCATTTACCGCCGGGCGTAGTCGCCCAGATGCCGCGACTGGCATTCACAACCAGAGTAACTGACGGGATCACCTGTTTTTTGTCCAGCAGCGTTTCCTGTCCGCTAATGTTGATATCCAGTGTTTCGAATTCAGCAGTTATTGGCAGGCCGATGTGCACTACAGCCCCCGGAGATTCCAGCGTGACGGTACCTCCGGAAACTACTTTCTGTGGTTCCACGTTCGCATCAGAGAGAATGTTTACGGTCTGGCCTTCAAGATGAGACAGGCCTCCAAATGTCCGGCGCGCCATCTGCCAGTTCGTGGTGGCCACATTCCTGAGGGATGACGGGACGTTCCTGTTAGCACGAACCACTACTGCGGTATTGCTGGTTACAGAAATAATGTCGCAACGTAATTCTTTTGACACTTCATCGCCAGTATCAGGATCAGTTCCGGTATAAGGGAACTGTAGTTGCGCGCCGACATCACTACTGGTGAAGTACGCACCACCAGAAACACTGATTGTATATTCCGCACGGTAATCCCATTCACCAGAACCACCAGTGATGGTCATCGTTCTGTCAGACGTATTTCTTCCATCATAACTAAGGCCAGAATCAACAAAGAAAGCATCTTCATCGCTGGTAAATAAACGGCTGGACAGTCGCTCGATGTATCTCACTGTTTGCCCGTTAACGGTTCGGTTAACGACGAAATACACCGCATCTTCATTGCCTTCGCTGATACTGCATGTGCTTTCATATTTTCCGGTACTGGATTGTGGTGCCCATGCAAAAACCTGCTGATCACGCAAATAGGTCATCACCAGTAATTTACCGTCATCACGAATGCAGAAGGCGCTGGAGTAAGGGACAATAGAGAAGCACCAGTCAACAATGCTGTGCTTCTGAAAAAGATGATTGGCAAGGATGGTCAGGTCGTTCCCCTGATAGCCGTCAACATCGAATGAGTAGGCCAGATCACGGACAACACTGCCTTTCTCCTGGACGAACAGAGCAATATTCGCCACGGCAATTGGTGGGACATTGCTCGAGCCATTTGATCCTTGAGAGCTGAATGCAAATGATGATGGGGTTAACACTTTGTTCTGGTCGCCGGTGATGACGTACTCACCTCCGGAAGTCAGTGCCACCAGCGAACCGACATCAATCAGGTGGCGGATCTCATTAACCTGACGCCCGGCATAGGTGTAGATAATTCTGTCGTCATCCTGCGTAGGATTGCTTTTGCCAAAATCCTTATAATCCCCAGTACGGCTGGCCCAGATAGTCTGAGGGAACGCAGTAGATGCGGCGAAGTAAAGACGTTGTTGATAATAAACAACAGTGCCAGGATAACCATTAACACTGTTCCAGGCATATTTAGCCCATTTATAGCTAGCATTATCCTCGCCAACTACCTGAGAAGGGATATAGGAAATCACCTCGGCAGTTGCAGTAGTTCCATTTGCAGCAGTGATACGGGCAATGCCAAAACCACTGTGCAGATATTCCCACTCAATGCCAGTATCATCATCTCCGGATCCGCCCCAGCCATCCCATGATGTGCCTTCTGTATGCGAAGGGCGCAAAGTGCCTGTTTTACCTGCCGTAACAGCGCGATAGTAGTTACTGTCTGCACGGCGAATATCGCCAATCGACGTACTCTTACTGGTTTCCCATACCGGTACTGAATCCACTGCTGGCTGTTCCAGATAGAACAATTTGCCTACCTGTTCCGCGCCAAAAATAGAGGCGTTTGCCGTTAACGTAATTGTCCCGGTGCTGGCGCTGGCATAAACCGTCACTGACTCGTCAATATTGATATCTTCAAATGGCCCGTTCTTCGTTACCACATCAACAAGTTGCCAGTTGTCATGCGCATAGCGCCGCAACTCTTTCGGCGGGTATGCCGGGTGAACCAGCGTAAGCACGTCAGTGCTTTGCGTGAATTTAATTCGGAACAGATCGGCTTCAGTATATGGCGTGGCAATTTCATAAATAACATTGCTGCTGTTCAGCACCAACGCACCATCTTTGATAACGCGCATGTACTGGTGTCCGAACTCCAGAGCATAAGTCTGAACCGTCGAGAACTGGAACGGGATCAGGCGGCATTTCCGATTTGGGTATTTGGCGGCACCGACAAAACGCGTACCAGGTCGATTCTCAACGCCGCCATACTGCCGCACGATAAAGTTATCGCACTTGCGCAATGCCACCTGGTACTTCGCCATGTCGATACGACCGTACAACGACGGTCCAATCTCACCACCGGCAAAGCTGGGCTGGATCCAACTGATAGCCATCAGGACAACCTCGCAATGGTAAACTCGTCAACCGGTGGCTGTGGTTCCTGTGATTCATTCTGGCTATGCGAGCCAGCACTAAGAATCACGCGATTGTACATATTGAGGGCAAACGTACCGAGGTCTGCATTCCCAGTCAGCGCCATGTTAATAGCTGCCGCAAGACGCCAGGCCAACGCCTCCATAAAAATGGCATCAAACATGTTCACATCTGAAACGCGAGATACATACTTGAGCCATGCCTGCGGCTGGTCTGTGTAGATCAACTTTCCTGTTCCGTTGGTGTCTGCACCAACTTCGTACTGAACGCGCATTGCTGCTGTTGGATTGCGTACACCAGGAAGCATAATTTCAGTAATGCGCAAACAATCGGACGGGTACTGGTACGCATATTCCCAGTCAGGCGGTGGATTGCTCGTATCTGCAAGCGCCACGCGTTTGGTAGCAAAGTTCCAGTCAAAATCAGAAAGAACAGCATCACGGCAGGCCTCAAAGTGCAGCGAACATTCCCCCGCTTCCTTGCTGGCTTCCGTCAGGCTGTTAATGCTGCGACTGTTGCCAATATTGGACAGCGCACGATTACAGATCTCTACTACAGAGGCCATCACTCACCTCCGTTACCGTACAGAGTTTCAGCCGCTGATTTTTCTACACCCCCGGAAACAGGAGCGATCGCCATATCAGTGATCTGCAGATCGGCGCTGCGATTAACACCATCGTCAGTTTCTCTGGCAGACAGGCCTCGAATAACAGCCTTTGCAGTTATCATCACTTCCGTTCCGACGCCCTTAGGTTGCGCCTTCAGCTTATTCAATGTGTCGTTATTAAGAGTGATGCACAGCCCCCATGGGTATTCATCGCGAGTTCTGGTTTCTCCGCTCTCATCCTGGTAGCTGTCAGTGCCGGTTTTGAGGTTTACGAGTTCCATATACACTCCTGCAATAAAGGGGCCGAAGCCCCTTGTCTGATTCGCGAGGCTTACACGCCCAGTTCTTTACGCTTATCTGCGATCTTCTCGCGGAGCGTTTCAGCTTTGGCGTTATGGTGTGGCTTCTCGTTAAAGAGCAATTCGTACTCTTCACGGAGCTTATCCAGTTCACCATCATCTGACACATCGTTGATGATTTTGGTGCTGGTTGCTGCCATTGACACCTTTCCTGCAACTTTTGCTTTTGCCTGTCTGGCTGCATCGTTAACAGGTTCCAGTGCGCTACCAGGCTCACCTTCGTATTCGATTTCTGCCCCCTCCGGCCACAGAGTGTTATGGATATGAGAGAGGCGCAGAACGCGGTATCTTGGTTTCTCACCTGACATCGATATCACCTTAACCAGTTACTTTTGAGCGGATCGGATACGGCGTATTGGCATCAACATCAAGACTGATACCAGCAGTGAATTCGCCAGCCGTTAGTGGGCCAGTTGCGACGGAGTAGTTAACACGCAGATATCGCTGAACACCGGCAGGCACCTTTGCAGAAACAACTCGTTTACCTGCTGTCAGGGCGGTCTTTGCCAGTGCGCCACTATCATAAATAGTGGTCCATGAGCTGTTATTCTCACTCGTCTGCAACTGGATGTTTACAGTTGCATCACCGCTTGCCGCGGCGGCTGTGTTAACCAGCGCCCAAAACTCAAGCGGGTAACCCACGCCGATATCACGACGTTTTCCGTCAATTGGACCGAGATCGATTACGTCAGTAGAAGCCGCGGTATTCGTAACCGCCTGAGCTTCGGAGAACATCAACAGTTTGTCGGTGATCATCTTCTTTCTCCATTAGTGGGTCTGTTACGACCCACAGGTTAATAACAGGCGTTACACCACACGGGCTTCTGTTTCCAGAAGCGCATCAGTCTCACGGATTGGTACACCACGGAATGAAGTCCACCACTCGCCTTCTGTCTCTTTTACGCTGATCGCCAGAGATGTTTTCTCCAGAGATTGCAGATCAAGAGCCTGGCCTACAGTGCGGTTCATGTAGAACACCGGGCGGCCCATGCCACGGTTTGGAATGCGATGCAGTGCTTTAACCATCAACTTCGCAATATTTGCTGCAGAGGAAGGTTCTGAAAGATTGCTGACATCGATGTTTGCAATGCGAACAACATAACGCCAGTCACGCAGAGCAAGCCCGTTGTCCCATTTGTAATGGGTACGGTAGCCTTCGTACTTGCCGCCATTCGCATCTTCCAGTGTCACCTGGCCTTTATCTTCCATCTGGATGCCAGCCTTCCGCCCTTTCGGGAAGATGCCATGCACGGTGTTTTCGCCCCACACCACTAACCAGATAGAGGTGTTATCTGTACCCGTGCCACCAGCATCAATGATGTTCTGAGCATTACCCGCAGACAGGCTGGAATAGCGGGAGGACAGTCCCATAAACTGCTGAGGGTTAACGCTGGAATCACCATAAAACAGCGTCTGCGCCATCTGCTGATTCATCGCTTCAATAAATGCGCGGTCTTCAGACAGGCGGAATTCGGCGGTATTGCCGTTCAGATCAGCCAGTGACTTATCGACTTCAGCATAGGTTTCCAGCATGCCAACGGAATCGGTTACCTGCACTGTGGTTGATTTGCTTGGCTGTACGCCATAGTTCAGCAAACGCCAGGTAGCTGAAGGTAAACCAGAACGAATGGTGGTTCGGTGTCCGGTAGGAAGGTTCCCTTCGACAAAAGGCATATCCTGAAGGATCGGGTTAGTTTGACCGAGAAGCTCGATAATCTTATCGACTTTCCCGTTTGGATCGACGCGCTTACCCCAGTCAGCCAGCGTTAGCGCAGTTAAGCCTTTAACAGCCATTGTCATTTCCTCTCTTATTTGCCATAGAGCACTTCGGCCGCACTACGCTGGCCTTCATTACCACCGGTGACCATGCCATCTTCAGACATCGCCTTTCCGATTTTCACGAACGTCTTGACCAGATCAGGGTGATTACCCAGTCCGGTGGTGTTCAGATATTCTTTGAGCTCAGGTGTCCCGAACTGGTCAAGCGCACGCTGCGCGGCGCTAAGGTTAGAAATCAACTTGTCGCCACCGATTTCTTTGTCAGCTTTTACATCAGCAGCCCACTGCTCGGTTGTTTTCTGCCAGGCTTCTGCCTGGCGCTGCTGAACACCTGCCAGAATCTTCGGATAAGCATCAACCAGCTTTTGCGCTTGCTCGTTGGTCAGGTTTAGTTCTCGCGCCACCGGCTCGAATTCCTTCAACGCTTCTGTATCCAGCTCTACGCCTTCGGCAGCCTGAAACTCGTACTTCTCAGGCGCACCCTCTGGTTTATCGCCGTCCTTTTTTTCATCCTGCTTATCGTTTTCAGGCTTTTTGTCAGCAGCAGGTTTATCGCCATCAGCAACAGGTTGTGGCTTATCACCTTCCTGTTGTGATGGATCACCAACTGGAGCAGGGTTATCACCTGCAGGCGCTGACGGTTCTGACGCAGCCGGAGCTGCTCCACCATCGACTGGTTGCTCATTGCAAAGACGGCTATACAGCAAACGCTCAAATAAATTCATGATCACTCCTGTTCACTGGCCTCTTTGGCCATCTTCAAATACTGTTCAGGGCAATGCGCCATAACGCGCTGAAACAGTTCCAGCGCCAGATTGCGTTGCCCCTCATTAAATGCCATTGCCATAGCGTCCTGAACCGCCCCGGTTTTCCTGGAGAGTGTTTTATCTGTGAACTCAGGCTGCCAGATCATCGTTTCTGATGGAAGCATAATAAGCTTTTT